TTATTCAAACAGTTTGTACTCACTGAAAGTGATCACTTCCTTTCCGACAATGGCGTTAATTTCTTTCAAGCGTTCTTGTAGCGGAATAATCTCATTCACGAAAAACACTTTAGTCGCTTTTTCTACATCGCCAAAACCGCCCGTATTATTCGGGATAATCCCCATTAGTTGCGGTGGCACTCGGTGGGCGGCTAACACATCATCACGGCTTGCATTTTTAATATTGAGAAAATCATCTTTGGCGATAGCATCAGAAAGCGGAATCACTTGTAAGCCGTCTTTCTTGCCGTTTGGAATATATACAAATAGATTTTTGAAATTACCCGTACCTTTAGTTTGTCGGAGCTGTTCTTTTATTGCTTCCACATCATCTTTATTTTGAGTGGGATCAGTCAAATACATAATCGAACCCGCATGCGCCCCATTCAAATAATATTTACGGCGGAACAATGTCGCACTCTCATTTAAAAATGCAGACTGCAATGCCGCCAAATATTCCGGCACACCATAAACTTCTTGATTAACGTCCGGATTAACCAAATTGAACACCGAACCTTTTGCAAACTCGTGTTCATCAAATCCATTCACCACTTGATAAAATACGCCCTGCTCTACGCCAACCCGCATATATTTTGCCAATGGCGCATTTAACGCCATCACATTGCCAAAACGATTACGTTTAACTTCAATATAAGCATTACCGAAAACCAAATAATCTTGTACTAATTTTTCAAGTTGCGTGCGTGGCAAAAGTGCGGTCGTTTTACAAGTTGAAAGCAAAATATTTTTCTTCACGGTAATTGCACTTTGATGATGTGCTGATGCATTCAATGCTTTAGAGAGATAACTCAAATTAATCGGCGGATTATAATATTTTTGATACATCAATACCGGCTCGAAATAATTGAGGATTTCCGCACGGTCAAGCACGGGAATCGGCTCGCCAAAACTAAAGGCTTCAGCCTTAGGTTGTGAAGAAAGCGCGGTTGTTTTTTTGCGTGATTTTTTCATAAATAATCCTATTCAAAAGTAAAGATTGTAGTTTGGGCCTGTGCGCTTACATCGCCACCTAAGCCATAAGGCACGTTTAAAATGCAGTTCATAATTGCCCACGATAAATCGCCGTGGCTTGCCTCTTCGGAACGGTCGGAAACGTAAGTTATTCTGCCTGTGCCGGTGGTACGTTTTTTCACGGTCATAAAACTGGTGATAATTTCCTTGCCGTCAAATTTAAGGCGACGTTTCTGAATGAGGTTTTGCGTTTTCAGCACCATTTCATTTTTAAGATCTGCGTTATAGTCTAGCCCTTGCGCCATCGGGTAAAATTTCTTCACCTCTTGATACACGCCCGACCCCATTCCCGTTTTATCAATTACAATGCGGGTGACGTTATAATCATCACAAAATTGTCTGATTTTGCCCGCTTGCGCTTCATAATCCATGCCGTGAAAGGTTTGCCAATGCAACACACGATAGTCGCCCCCTTCCACTTTTGGCGGTGCAACAATGGCTAGTGCCGCACGATCGCCGGTAAATGCCGGGTCATACCCCAACCATACATCACGATTGCCGAAGGGCCGTTGCCAAAAAGGTTTATAATCCGTCCACTCCTCTAAGCTATCCACTTGGCACAACTGCAAATCGGCAAATTTGAAAGCCGAGCTGTCATCATCGGCAAATTGGCACAAAAATAACTGCTCAAACTCTTCCTTGCTGTTCTCTGCAATCAAATCATCAATATTAAACAGGTTACACCCACCTTCCATCGCATCGTAAATACTAACAATCTGTTTCCACTGTCGATCTGCACAGAGCTTGCCGGCTCGTAAATTTTCGTGCGAAATATCAATTTCGACTTTTTCCGATTTGGTCCGGTTACGGTTAAAGGCTTTGCTGGAAAAGAAGGCATAGGCGGGGTACGCAATGGTGGTAGGAGTGGAAAAATAGGTTTGACGATACATCTTTTGTGCCGCCATACCCGATGCCACTTTACGCATCACATCAAATTTCGGCACCCAAAACACCTCATCAAAATACAAATTGCCGTGATACGATTGGGCGGTGGCGGAGTTAGTCCCTAGAAAAATCAGCTCCGCCCCATTCGGTAGTTTGATGGTTTCCCCTTTCAAATCCACATCGGCGGTTTGCTTGGCATAGTTCACAATGTAAGAGCGGAACTGCAGTGCCTGTTTTTTACTGGCGGAAAGAAAGATTTGATTATGCCCTGTTGTCAAAGCATCAATAAAAGCTTCATGGGCAAAATAATAAGTCGCCCCAATCTGACGACTTTTCAAAATATTGCGGATTCGGTGTTCTTTTGCCTTATGCCACACTCTTTGATAATTAAACATTCCCTCAAGAAAGCCATTAATCAACAATTCTTCTTGTTCCTGATCAATCGCATTTTGCTCCGGTTTCTTGCGTTCACCTTTGTTGCGATTGGCAAGTTTCGGGTTTAAATCCACTTCGTTACCCTCACCAAAGGAATATTTTTTCACCCGAGCCATCCGCTCCATTTGGCGACCAAGTAAATCAATTTCTTTATAATCTGCCCCACTCTTGTTCTCTTTCAAAATGAGCAAATTCAAACGGCTTTCCAGTGTCAGTTCAACACGCCCAACAGGGGCAAAATCATCCCATTTTTCACGCTCTTTCCAACTGGATATCGTCGATGTCGGAATATTTAACTGCCGTGATATTTCCGCAATTTTATACCCGCTGAAATACATCACTTGTGCTTGGCGTTTTGTGTCTGCGGTAGTGTCTAAATTCGTGTCTTGGTATTCTTTCTCCATTTTCCCTCAATAAAATTTGCACAGTCTCACTGTTTAAAATAAAATAACGCCATTAATAACAAATCAACCGCCCAAATGATCAACTTAACCGCCAAACATTTTCGTGATGATTACCTCTACCGCTTTTTCCAATATGGCGAAAGCCACAGCAAAATTCCGACCAATCTCACCAAAGTGTTAGCACGCAAGCTGGATATGATCAGTGCGGCGGAAAACCTCAACGATTTACGCAGCCCACCGGCAAATCGTCTTGAGCTGCTTGAACCGAAAGAAAACAAACGCTATTCCATTCGGGTTAATCAACAATACCGCCTGATTTTCCACTTTGAAAACGGCGAACTTTCAGATTTATATTTAGACCCCCACACCTACAATTTATAGGAGGCAATATGAACAGCACACAACGAAAACCAACCAGCGTAGGCGAAATTTTACAAGAAGAATTTTTAAACGAACTCAACCTAAAAATTAGCGACCTCGCCCAAATTCTTGATGTTCACCGCAACACCGCCAGTGCCATTGTGAACAACCATTCCCGAATCACCCTTGAAATGGCAGTGAAATTGGCAAAAGCCTTTAACACCAGTCCCGAATTTTGGCTTAACCTACAAACCAACGTAGATTTATGGGAGCTAAACCACAACGCCCAATTTCAACAAAGCCTTGCCAAAGTCAAAGTAGCAAATGAATGGCAGGGATTACCGACTTTTGCCATGTAACATTCCCCTTGACAAGCCTTGTTAGGGGCTTATTGGCACACTTAATCAGCCCACAAGGAGAACAACAGCAATGCGTTATTACCCTGCGACCCTTGAACAAGTTGAGGAAAACTGCAACCCCTACTACATCGGCACGCTACAATTTAGCGAAAACAGCAATGCCATTGTGCAAGCCGACACAGAAGCCGAAGCCATCGCCGAGCTTGAATTCGCCCTTATCGGTGCGGTAGAGTTTGCCTTCAAAGATGAAGAGCCTTTCCCCACACCGTTACCGCCTCAAAAAGGCGAAATTCTCGTTTTAATGCCCACGCTTGTTGAAGCCAAAGTGCTGATTCACAATGAACGCATAAAACATAAACTCAGCAAAACCGAACTCGGCAAACTGGCGGGCTTTACCTCGGCTGAAATGCAACGCCTGCTTAACCCTTGGTACAAAAGCGGCATTGATAAGCTCGATAAGCTCTTTTTTGCCTTGGGGCTCACACTTCAATTTTCACTATTAGGAGAAGCAAAATGATTTTTACCGTTGGCGTTGAAACGCCCGATAACGAAGACCAAGCCTTTGGTATGATTGTTCCTGCCCTTTGCCGACTTAACTATGGCTGTTTTTCCGCTGCCGATGAAGTGGAAACCGAAGCGATTACCCTCAATCTTGAATCAATGGCGGATGACGGCGTTGATCTCGCCACAATCAAAGACAAAGGTGTGGCACATTACAAAGCCGATCCCGAGTATGCCGATTTTGACGCTTGGCTTTTAGTCGATATCGACATAACGCCATATTTAGGCGAAAAACAACCACTTGAAATTTCAATCCCCGAATATTTGCTGAAAGCCATCGACCGCCGTATTGCGGCAATGGGCAATTTCTACAACGACCGCAGTGATTTTTTTGCGACGGCAGCCCATCGGGAATTGTTCGCCCGTTCAAATCAAGTGTAATCTTCCCCCTACCCTTGACAACCCCAACATTCAAGGGTAGGATTTAGCTCAAGGTCTCAAAAGCCTTATCAAACTCGGCTATTCACCCCGTCAGCGTGATTTTTTTGTGCCTGTACCAAAAGTGCGGTCAAAAATAAGCAAATTTTTGTTCAATGATCGACAGTGCGACTAATACAATACCGCAAGGGAATACGTCCGCTGGATAGTTTGACCAGTTTTGAGCTGTCGATCGCCCTAATTAGGGATTCCATCAAAAGGAAATCAAACTATGGCAACTCAAATTTCTACCTTTAATTTCAAATCTAACCCTGTTCGTATTGAAACAATCAAATCAGAACCTTATTTTTGTTTGACAGATGTTTGCACTGTCTTAAATATTAGCAATGCTAATGCTAGCCGTTTTAATTTTAATTCTGACGGTATACATAAAATGTATAGCGTGGATAAACTTGAGCGAAAAAACGAACTTACTTTTATCAATGAACCGAATCTCTACCGCATTATTTTTCGTTCTAATAAAGCCGAAGCCGTAGAGTTTCAAAATTGGGTCTTTGAAGAAGTACTCCCACAAATAAGAAAAAACGGACAATATCACGTTGCACAACCGGCTCTCCCCTCGCCCGAATTAACCTATTCCCAATCCTTTTCCCAAACAGACATCAATCATCTTGTTTGGCTGTTGTTCACCCATGAAAAAATGCGTTTTTTGTTGGAAAATCTGTATAAACCCTTGGCATTATTGGATTCGCCATTTGCACCGAAAGTGTATGGTTACGTCACAGAATACAAACGGATTTATAAAACCGCTAAACCGATGATTAAAAAATTGTTGGATCACCGCCAAAGGGATAATCCGGAACAATGGCGACATCTCACCCGCTATCTCAACAACGAAATCTAACTCAAATTTAACCGCTCTTTCTTAGGGCGGTTTTTTTATTGCCATCATAAAAAGCCGACGTGCGGTCGTCTTTCAAGCGGTTTTGTGAAAGCTAACGCAACAATGGCAAGCCCTCGCACAGGCGTGAAAAGTCTTTCAGAATGGGCGCAACATCAACCTTTGAAAGGATAACCTATGCCGAAAAAGTCAAAATGGTTTGTCGTGGCGACAGAGGGCGCCACCACAGACGGTCGCGAAATTCAGGGTAAGTGGATTGAGGAAATGGCCGAAAGCTATGATCCAAAAAATACTTACGGCGCACGCATTAACTTAGATCACATCAAATTCACCCTATTTTTTGAAGATATGCCAAATGCTCACTGTTTTGGTGATGTGATGGCGTTGAAAACTCAAAAACGTGAAGACGGCAAATTGCAATTATTAGCTGAAATCATCCCGACGGAAAGTTTGATTAAACTCAATCAGGCAGGGCAAAAAGTCTATACATCCGTTGAAATTGACACCAATTTTGCTGATACCGGCAAAGCCTATTTAGTGGGATTAGCGGTAACAGACAATCCGGCAAGCCTTGGCACGGAAATGCTTTCTTTTTCACATAACGGATTAAGTTCACGCAAATTAAAAGCGGACAACCTTTTCACAGCCGCCATTGAAACAGAATTGGAATTTGTGGAAGAAGCGGAAAAATCCCTCTCAATTCTTGAAAAAATCAAAGGATTATTCGCCAAAAAAGAAAAATCTGATGATGAACGTTTTGCCGTGCACGAACAATCCATCGAATTGTTAGCGGAGCAAACCAAAGAAACGCTGGAAAAATTGACCGCACTTTCTGCCGATTTTGAAAAGCAGAAAACGGAATTTTCCGCTATGCAAAGCAAGTTTACCCAACTTGAACAAACACCATCTGCCGACTATACCGAACGCCCTTTAGTGGCGGGCGAAAAAGCCGAAGCTGACGGACGTTTCTTCTAATTATCACCACAGGAAGCCAAAATGAATAAATTTACCCAAACCAAATTAGCCCATTATTTCGCCGGTGTTGCAACAGACAATGGCGAATCCGTAGAATTTGTTGCCGCAGGCGGTCAATTCACCGTTGAGCCAACCATTCAACAAAAACTCGAAAATGCCGTATTGGAAAATTCCGATTTTCTAAAACGCATTAATGTAGTGATGGTGACGGAAATGAAAGGCGCAACTTTGCGTTTAGGCGTATTAGGCCCGATTGCAAGCCGAACCGATACCAACAAAAAAGAGCGTGAAACAAGAGATATTCACAGCCTTGAAGAAAACACCTACTCTTGCGAGCAAACCAACTTTGACACCCATTTAAACTACGCCACTTTGGATAGTTGGGCGAAATTCCCTGATTTTGCTGCTCGAATTGGCAATCTCAAACCCGAACGCATTGCGCACGACCGCATTATGATCGGGTTTAACGGTTCAAGTGCTGCCACAACCACAGACATTAAAAATAACCCGCTCTTGCAAGATGTCAATGTCGGTTGGTTGCACCAAATTGAAACCAAAGCGGCAGCCCGAGTGATGACAGAAGAAACCAAAGGTAGCGGCAAAATTGAAATTGGCAGTGGTAAAACCTACAAAAACCTTGATGCCTTTGTGTTCGCCCTCAAAGAAGACTTTATCCCGGCGCAATACCGTGACGACACAAAACTCGTAGCAATTATGGGGAGCGATTTATTAGCGGATAAATATTTCCCATTAATTAACCAAGAAAAACCGACAGAAATTGTCGCAGGCGACACAGTCATTAGCCAAAAACGGGTAGGCGGTTTACAAGCGGTTTCAGTGCCGTATTTCCCGAAAGGTACAGTGCTTATCACTGCATTGGATAACTTGTCAATCTACGTACAAGAAGGCAAAGTGCGCCGTCACTTTAAAGACAAGCCGGAACGCAACCGTGTGGAAGACTATTTATCCTCAAATGAGGCATACGTAGTTGAAAACTACGAAGCGGTGGCGATGGCGAAAAACATCACGATTGTTGATACACCGGCTGCCGAAACCACTAACGGCGCAACGGAATAAGTCAATGCGACCGACTAAACGTCATTTTCTGGAAACCTCTGCCGCTTTAGCCAATGCGGCAGAGACCGAAGATTTAAGCCAATTTAGCGAATACGACAAAATGCTTCGCTTGCTGGCACGCCAAAAAAGAATTTAAAACAAATCCAATCCACGGTGCGCAAAGCCGAGTTTAAAAAACGCATTTTGCCGGATTATCTGCCTTGGATTGAAGGTGCATTATCTGCCGGAACAGGTAAACAAGATAATGTGTTGATGACATGGTGCGTGTGGGCGATTGACTGTGGCGAATATCACCTTGCTTTAACCATTGCCGACTATGCTGTTTTTCACGATTTGCGATTGCCTGAACCGTTCAGCCGAACCTTAGGCACGCTTATCGCCGAAGAATTTGCCGACCAAGCCAAAACGGCACAAGCGGCAAACCAACCTTTTGACGTGAGCTATTTGGAACAGGCGAACCGCCTCACCGCCGATTGCGATATGCCGGACGAAAGCCGTGCAAGATTATTGCGTGAATTAGGCTTGCTTACTATTGAGAAAAACCCGACTCAAGCCCTTGAATATCTTGAACGGGCATTGGGATTGGATCAGAAAATCGGCGTAAAAGGCGAGATTAAAAAATTGAGAAAACAGGTAGGGTGTGTGGATTGTTAACAATCCACGCACGAATTACCCTTATTTGATCTTTGCGTGCGTGAATTTTTCAAATTCACACACCCTACGATTTCTTGAATATCTTGAACAAGCATTAGGTTTAGATCAGAAAATCGGCGTAAAAGGCGAGATTAAAAAATTGAGAAAACAGGTAGGGTGTGTGGATTGTTAACAATCCACGCACGAATTACCCTTATTTGATCTTTGCGTGCGTGAATTTTTCAAATTCACACACCCTACGCATTATTTATTAAAAACCAAGCAAACCACGCAGCCGCGGGGCGGATTCAAAGTGCGGTCAAATTTTCTTAAATTTCCACTGCACTTGATGAATCCCCACCCCGCTTTTTTTATAGGTAAACACAATGTCAGACGGTGCAATCTCCATCAAACTCGCCCCAGATTATGAAATGGGCGCAGTGCAAAAACAGGTAGAAACCTACCCGAACACCGATGATTTCATCACCAATGAACCCTTTTTCCCTGATTTGTCGATTTCGCAATGTCGCAATCAAATGCGTATTGACGGCACAGTGACTGAATTTCGCTTAAAAGATTCATTGATTGAGGCGATGGCATCAGTCAATGAAGAATTGAATGCATTTCAAAAAGAAAATGCGAAATACGGTCATTTGGAAAGTATTCCGGCTCCGGTTATCAATGACGAAAGCATATTAGTGCAACGTTATCAACGTGCCGTGATTTGCCTTGCGGTGGCGAATTTATACGAACGCTATGCAAGCTATGACAGCACCAATGATGGCGAAAAGAAAATGGAACAACTCAAAGACATCATCGACCAACTCCGCCGTGATGCCCGTTTTGCTATTAGCGATATGTTGAAACGCCGAAGAATTGACGTGGAGCTAATCTGATGAAAGTTCGCGCACAGCAAAACGACAATCTCGATGCCATTGTTTATCGCCATTTGGGAAAAAGCCAAGACTATCTAGAAATCGCTTGTGAGTTAAACCCGCACTTGATGAATTTGCCGATAATCCCTATCGGCACGGAAGTGAATTTGCCTGATCCTGAAACTGAAAAAATCAACGTTGCACAAGATACGTTGCAGCTATGGAGCTAACAAAATGAAAGACATTCAAAGTAACGCACCTTATGTATCAGGCGGTTTTACCGCATTTATGGGAGTGATCAGCAATATGTTCAGCAATGTTACGCTTGCCGATGTAGGCGTTATTGTCGGGATTATCGTCACCATCGCAACTTGGGTGGTGAACTGGTATTACAAGAAAAAAGATTTTGAATTAAGAAAATTGGAAATCGAAGGAAAACTCAATGATAAGAAAAAGCGCTAAATGGGCATGTGGTATCGCCGCCGTTGTGGGTTTAACCATTGCTTTACACGGTAATGAGATCCGCACATCAGAAAAAGGCTTATTACTCATTGGCAATGCCGAAGGCTGCCAACGAAAGCCCTATCACTGCCCTGCCGATGTTTTAACATTCGGCATTGGCACTACGGAAGCGGTGGAAAAAATCAACCCCAATAAAATTTACAGCAACGAAGAAATTGCCCACGCTTTTGCCAAAGGCATTAAACAGGCTGAAAAATGCGTGAATACTTACGCCAACGGACAAGCCATGCCACAAGGTGCATTTGATTCACTGACCTCTATCACCTTCAATGTCGGCTGCGGCAAACTGAAAAACAGCACGCTTTTTAAAATGGCAAGAAAAGGTTACACGCCTGCAATGTGCAGTCAATTTGAACGGTGGATTTATGCGGCCGGAAAACCGCTCAAAGGCTTGATTGACCGCAGACAAAAGGAGAAAGCACTATGTTTAACTTCCTAACTTCAAAAGAAAAATGGGTGCTCTTGGTTGGCCCGTTGTTGCTCGTACTGATCATCATCTTTCAAGGTTGGCAGGCGAACCTCTGGCACGCTGAAATGGTGAAAGAAGAACAGCTCAAAGCCAAATGGCAAGCCTCTTATATGGCGTTGCACGAACACGTTCAACAATTCGCCGAACAACAAAAGCAACTGACCCAAGCCTTTCACGCCTTAAAACAGCAACAAACCCAACAAACACAGGATTTAAAAAATGTACTTAAACAGCATCAAACTTGGGCTGATAGCCCTATCCCTGATGACGTGCGCGGCGTGCTCAACCGCCCCGCAAATCATTAAACAACCAATACTCTGCCCTCAAACGGCAGAGTGCGGTCAATTTTCGCCTCAAATTCGCACCAATGGTGAACTGGCAGAAGCCTACCAACAGGCACAACATCAATTAAACCTGTGCGTGATTGAAAATCACAGCTTGAAGCAATGTATTGATTCGTTTAATCAACAGGAAAAAGCCAATGACTGATCAATTTGACCGGGCGCAACAAATAGAAGAAATGCAACGGGAAATCGCCCTCAAAAAACACCGCACGTTTAAAGCCGTAAGCCGCCTTTATTGTGAAGATTGCGATGCCCCCATTCCCGAAAAACGCCGACAAACTATTCAAGGTGTAACACGTTGCGTGATCTGCCAAGAACAGGAAGAAAAACGGCAAAGGCACTATCGGTAAGGTGTTATCGGTAAGGTGTGTGAAATGGAACATTTCACGCACGTTAGGTAAAGCGAGCGTGGATTTTTCAAATCCACACCGCCTACGGAGGAATAATGAAAAAGCCCAACCAGCTGCGAAAAATCCTTGAGCAAAGTTTGCCCGATTTCGTCAATAACCCCGACCGTTTACAGCTTTATACGGATGGCGGGCAAATTATCGCCACGGGTGCAAACTCGTTCAGTTTTGAATATCGCTACACTCTCAACATCATTGTGACCGATTATGCCGGTGACATTGCCGCCTTGGTTGTGCCTATGATTGCCTATCTTCGCACCAATCAACCTGAAATATTTGAAAATCCGCAACTGCGTGAAAATGCCTTCAAGTTTCAAGTGGATTACAACAATAACAACACGGCTGACATTAGTTTTGAAATCAAACTTACTGAACGTGTGGTATCGAAAAAAGACGGCGACAGCGTGCAACTTAATTATGCCAAAGAACCACTACTTGAGGATCCTCGCCTTGTAAAAGTGTATTTGCAGGATTGGGATAATTTGATTTTTGAGGGAGAAGTTTGATGAGTGACAACATCCAACAAGTCAAACTCGCTTTTGCCGAATTGCTGAAAAATATCAGTAAGCCCCGCCGCCGTTTACTCTATCAACAAATCGGCAGAGAACTTGCCCGAAATCAAAGAAGACGAATTAAAGCGCAACAAAATCCCGATGGTTCAAATTATGATCCTCGCAAACCCCGAAAACAATTTGGTAAGAAAAAAGGGCGTATCAAACGCCAATTAATGTTTAGAAAATTAGTTACGCCGGCACATATGAAATTGCGTTATGAACAAGATGGGCTGTCATTAGGCTTTTATGGCGGTGATGCAGTAATCGCTTCTGTTCACCAATACGGGTTGAAATCAAGCCCGTCAAAAAACAAGGATTTCAAAGTGCAATATGCCCAACGGGAATTGTTGGGCTTTAGTGATGAAGATGTGGAAATGATTGAACGGTTTGTGATTAAAGCCCTTGCCGAGGGTTTTAATCGCTAACTTAATTTTTGGTTTAAACGGTCAAGTTGTTTATTGAGCCAATTGACGACATACCAAAGAACGGTTAGCGCCGCATAAAAAAGCACAGCATACAACACATAAATCAGCCAGTCATTTAAATAGAAAAGCGGGGCAATCATCAACAGCATAATGCCCAAGGCGATATACCAAAAACGGATAGCGAGGGCAATCACGGCTAAGGCGAGATAACCCACAATGGCTACACCGCCCATAGCCATTGCAACAACAAAAGACAATCCAAACACAAAGAGTAAAAAAGTGAGGATAAATTCCATGGCACTCTCCTTAGTTGAGAATTTTATTCTTGAAAAATAATTCATTTTTGTCAATAAAAAGAGTGTAAAAATATGAAGAATTTAGCCCTTCAAGTTACCCTAAGTGCGGTTGATAAATTAACCGCCCCTTTTCGTAACGCCTCCAAAGAGGTGCAAAAACTCGCACAATCCCTTAATCAAACTAAAACTGCCAAAAAAGCGTTAGAAGATCAGCAAAAGTTAATTAATAATTTTACCTCGCTTAAAAATTCGGTCAGTGAAAACAAGCGAACTTTGTCAGAGGCACAGAAAAAAGCACAGGATTTAGCCAAGCAATTTAATGCTACGAGTAATCCAACCAAAAAACTAAAACGTGAATTTGAAAATGCAAAACGGGCTGTCACCAAACTCAAAGAAGCCCAAATTGCGGAAAATAACAGACTCAATCAAGCTCGCCGTGCATTATCTGAAGCGGGCATAAGTACAAAAAATTTGTCGCAATCACAAAGGGAATTAAAGCGAAAAATAGAAGCGGCTAACCAGTCTATTCAAAAGCAAGAGCAGCGTTTACAAAAACTCAATCAACGGACCAAAGAACAAGCCCGTTATCAAAAACAGGTCCAAAAATTAAAAGCAGGTAGTGATTTTGCTGCCGGTTTTGGTATGCGAGCCATGGCACACGGTGGTGCTGTATTGGGAAGTAGCTCAATGATGATGAAACCCGCCTTTGAATTTGAAGAAGAATTTTCCAAAGTACAAGCATTAGCACGTTTGGATAAAACTAAAGATGCCGAAAGAATTAAACAGCTAAGAGATCAAGCAATTCAACTTGGTGCAGCTACCTCATTTACATCAAGAGATGTCGCTGCAGGGCAAGGCTACTTAGCTATGGCTGGGTTTAATGATAAACAAATTTTAGACTCAATGCCCGCAGTGCTTAATATGACAAAAGCCGCCGGAATGGAAATGGGGCGTGTTTCAGATATTAGTTCGGATATTTCATCAGGTTTTAAAATTCCTGCTGCAGAAATGAATCGTGTTGCAGATGTACTTACACTCACATTCACCTCAAGTAATACTAACCTTGAATTACTTGGGGAAACCATGAAATATCTTGGTCCTATTGCCGCCAGTACTGGACAAGATTTTGAAACCATGTCGGCTATGGTGGGATTATTAGGTAACGTAGGGATTAAAGGCTCTCAAGCCGGTACATCCTTACGTTCTGCTATGTTACGCCTTGCCGGTCCGCCAAAACAGGCTGCAAAAGCGATGAAAAAACTGGGCGTATCTGCAAAAGATAGCAAAGGAAATATGCGGGCATTAACCGACATTCTTGTCGATGTGGAAAAGAAAACCGCTAAGATGGGTTCCGGCGACAAAATGGCATATTACAAAGCTATTTTTGGGGCTGAAGCGGCAACAGCAATGGTTGAGTTGGTTAAGCAAGCCGGTGTTAATGGCATTCAAGAGATGAGTGATAAACTCAAAAACGCTGCCGGTACTGCTGAAAAAGTCGCAGAAACCATGGCGGATAATGTTATGGGCGATCTTAAAAATCTACAAAGTGCCGGTGAAGCATTAACCATCTCTATTTTTGATGAAACATCGGGCAGCATACGGGAACTCATTCAACAATCTACGCAATTTTTACGCACTGCAAATCAATGGATAAAAGCCAATCCCCAACTTGCCGCAAGCATGGCTAAATGGGTGGCGGGTATTAGTGCCGGATTAGTGGCAGTCGGTGCATTAAGTTTAGTTTTTAGCTACTTATTATATCCGGTAGGACGTGCCATTTTATTTTTCAATAAATTTACCGGTGCAAGTAAATTATTAAACCTCGTTTTATTTAATTCGGATAATAAATTCAGATTATTTAATAAAACCTTATTTTCTGGTAAAACAACATTCAATGGCGTGTCTTATGCCGGAAAGCAATTTTTATCATTGATAAAATTAATGCCGGCAAAATTCCTCGCTATTGTGAGTAAAATGAAGTCTCTTTCTTTTTAGTTGAATGGATTAAAAATGCTGGCTCGTGTAGCGCTATCACCGCTACGATTGGCTCTAGTAGGCATTGGTTCTGTATTAAGTTTCCTACTCTCCCCGATTGGCTTAATAACCGCCGCTTTCGTGGCTGCGGGTGTTTATATCTACCGAAATTGGGAAAAAGTGCGGGCGTTTTTTGGTGGATTTTGGGAGGGACTAAAATCCGGTCTAGCACCTGTGATTGAAAAGTTTAAACCCTTGGGCGATCTGTTTGGCGTTGTTGTCAGTTGGATTGAAAAAGCCGTGAAATGGTTTACTGATTTACTTTCTCCGGTTCAAACGACACAAGCTGAATTAGATAGCGCACGTTCTGCCGGTGAAAAATTCGGAAACGGTATGGCGAAAGCAATTGAGCTAATTCTTATCCCGCTTACATTATTAATGGACGGCATTAAATGGCTTAGTGAAAATATGCCAAGTTGGGACGGTATTAAAAATAGTGTTTCAAACGCTTGGGATAGCACTAAAAACGCTGCGGGGAGTGCTTGGCAATCTACAAAAGAAACTGCCGGAAATCTTTGGGGAAAAGTAAAAGATTTCACCGGATTTGGTTCAAATGGTAAAAAATCTCCTCTTCAAAACTGGTCTGGCGGTTATGCCGGCAACGGTGGCAAATATGAACCAAAAGGTATTTTCCACGGCGGCGAATATGTGATGACTAAAGAAGCCACGTCACGCCTCGGCATTCACACATTAAACGCCCTCAATTATGGCAAACAAGCCTTAATTGCAGGCGGTCTAGGCGTGAGTGTCGCTACGGCTGCGCCTGTGCAAGTAGATAGCCGTCCGCCTATTTCTGCACGCCCTGTTGCTGCACAGGTTGCACAACCAATGAAAGTGCAAATCACGATTAATGCCACAAAAGAAATGGATGAGCAAATGCTTGCCCGATTAGTGAGAAAAGAGATCCAACAAGTCCAAAACCAACAACAAGCCCGTGCACGAAGTAGCTTATGGGATAAAGTTTAATCAAAGGGCGAAAGCCCTTTTTATTGTTTATTTTTAGAGGGAGTGGTAATATTCGAAAAAATAGGAGGGTTATTTTATGAACAAAAATGCACCTTTTATCCGTGAAATCATTGACCGTACACAATCTGTTAAAGGGCAACGAGTTCAAGGAAAGAATAAAGAAGAAATTGCAAATAGCGTGCAAGCTATTTTGAAACAACAGGCTAAGGTAATTCAAAACAATGTTGGAACGCAAACATATTAAATTTGTTGAAATTCATGGGCTTTTTACAGAAATTAGCCTTGCATTAGGTTTCACCCAAGAAGATATTGATGACTATTCTTCAAACCTTGCACAACTTGTCGCCCTTTGGGAAAAGCAAGAATTTATTGAAATTTATGTTGACAATAAAGACCGACTGTTCGGACGTGCTAAAGATAGCAGCTTAGCTATTGGTGCATCACCTTATTACATTGGGCTTTATCACGCAAGATTGAGCTATCAAGACAATGATCCTTTAATCGTTTTGACGTTTGATTATGAAGACAATCCTGAAACCACAACCGTTTCTATTCGTTTTATGATAGATCATGACACGTTATTTGGTACAAAAGAGGAAAAATTTATCCAACAACGAATGAAAGATATTCGAAAACGTATTGATAATTTTATCCAAAAAGGGAATAAATAAGTGGGCTATGTCTAACTGCCACTGAATCAAACAATACAAAGCAAGCTAACTAGGCTTGCTTTTTTGTTATCCCCAAATCCACACTTCCCCACCCTCGCATTTATCCCCTATCTCGCCAACAATAACGCTATTTATTACAACTGAAAAAGGCTTTATGTCCGCCGAATTTAACCGCCGATTAGATAACCTCATTCGCTTTGGCACTATTGCCGAAGTGGATTACGAAAAAGCCCGTGTGCGGGTAAAGAGCGGTCAAATTCTGACGGATTTTTTACCTTTTATTACGCTCCGTGCCGGCACAACAAAAACGTGGTCTCCACCTACTGTGGATGAGCAATGTGTGATTTTGGCGGCAAGCGGTGAATTTACTACGGCTTGCGTATTAGTCGGGCTTTACACACAAAACAGCCCAAGCCATTCCCCCGATTTGCACGTTATTCAATTCGCTGACGGTGCAACCATTGAATATAACCAAGCAAGTAGGCGATTAAACGTTGTGGGGATTAAATCCGCCTTTATCAATGCCAGTGAGCAAATAGATATTTTTTGCCCAACAGTGAATATCAAAGGCAATGTAAAAATTGACGGAAAAGTCACAAGCACGGGCGATATGATCGCAGGCGGAATAAGTCAAATCAGCCACAAACACGGCGGCGTGCAAGGTGGACCAAGCAAAACAGGAATTCCTGAATAATGAATCGATATACCGGTGAAAAACTCACAGATGAAGGGCAACATATCAAGCAATCTATTGCGGATATTCTCCTTACTCCCATCGGATCACGCATTCAACGGCGGGAATATGGCAGCCTAATTCCCATGCTTATTGACCGCCCGATTAGTCGCATTCTTATGCTACAACTTGCCGCTTGTGCGGTGACGGCGATTAACCGTTGGGAACCCCGTGTACAAATTACCCAATTTAAACCGCAACTAACGGAACGTGGAATTACCGCAAGTTATGTGGTGCGTTATCGCAAAAATAACCAAGAAATTCGCAACGAACAACTTTTACTCGGTGGTAAACAATGAGCGAGCTAGTCGATTTATCGAAACTTGATGCACCCAAAGTACTTGAAGACTTAAATTTTGAAACCTTACTCACCGAGCGTAAGGCGGAATTTATCGCTTTATTTCCGCAAGAGGAACGCGCATTTTGGCAATCACGGTTAAGTCTTGAAAGTGAACCTATCACTAAATTACTACAAGAAGTGGTTTATCTGCAGTTGCTTGAACGCTCTCGCATTAATCAAGCAGCACAAGCCACGATGTTGGCGTATGCCACCGGTTCGGATCTTGATGTCATTGCAGCCAACTTCAACGTGCAACGACAAGTGATTCAAGCGGAAGACAACAGCGTTACGCCAAAAATACCGGCTATTTTAGAAGATGACACCTCATTAAGACTACGCACGCAGCTTGCCTTTGAGGGGCTTTCCGTTGCGGGTCCTCGTTCCGCTTACGTTTTTCACGCACTTTCCGCCCATCCCGAAGTCGCCGATGTTTCAGTGGTTTCGCCCGAACCGGCGCAAGTGACCGTCACAATTTTAAGCCGAATCGGGCAAGGCACGGCAAGTGAACAAGTATTAAATGCCGTGCGGAAAAAACTCAATGATGAAAATATCCGCCCTATTGGGGATCGTGTGACCGTGCAAAGTGCGGTGATCCACTCTTATAGCATCCGAGCAAAATTACATTTATACCGTGGGCCGGAATACGAACCAATCAAAGCAGAAGCCTTGAGAAAACTCACCGACTACACCGAAGAAAAACGCCGATTAGGTCGGGATATTAGCCTATCGGGGATCTATGCCGCCTTGCATTTAGAAGGTGTGCAACGTGTTGAATTATTAAGCCCTACTGCCGACATTGTGCTACCAAGCTCAAAATCCGCTTATTGCACCGGCATTAATCTTGAGATTGTGACCAGTGATGATTACTAGCCACTTATTGCCGATTGGTTCAACACCACTTGAAAAACGGGCGGCGGAAATTCTTAAAAGTGCGGTTGAAAATCCCATCATTATTGCGGATTTAATCAATCCTGACCGCTGTCCCGTTGAACTGCTCCCCTATCTTGCATGGGCGTTTTCCGTTGATAAATGGGACGAACACTGGGCGGAAGAAGTCAAACGCATTGCTATCAAGCAATCCTACTTTGTGCATAAACATAAAGGCACGATTGCCGCAATCAAACGTGTTATTGAGCCTATCGGCTATCTTATCGAATTAACAGAATGGTTCAACGCAAAACCACAAGGCAGGCCTGGTACATTTAGCCTTACTGTTGAAGTGCCTGAAAGCGGTTTAAACGAACAAACTTATAACGAATTAGTGCGACTGGTCAATGATGTAAAACCCGTCTCACGCCACTTAATTCAACTCGCTATCGCTATCTCGCCTACCGGCTCACTCAATACATTTATTGGGCAACAAGAGGGCGAAATCATCACCATTTACCCACAAGGATAATTATGGCTTCACAATATTTTGCAATTTTAACCGATTACGGCACAACTGCCTTTGCCAACGCATTAAGCAGTAAACAGCCGTTACAACTCACCACCTTTGCCGTGGGTGATGGAAACGGACAAACCATTACCCCAACTGCCGACCGCACCGCACTTGCACGTGAAAAACACCGTGCTGCGGTCAGCGCCGTTTCGCTCGATCCCCGCAACAATAAACAGGTGATTGTTGAGCTAACCATTCCTGAAAATATTGGCGGTTTCTACATACGTGAAATGGGCGTATTTGATAATCAAAACAAATTAATTGCCTATGCCAACTGCCCCGAAAGTTTCAAACCGACCGAAAGTAGCGGCAGTGGGAAAGTGCAAGTGTTGCGGATGATACTGAAAGTTTCATCATCAAGTGCGGTCACATTGCGTGTAGATCACAGCGTGATTTTCGTCACACGCCAACAGTTAACCCCTAAAACTATCACCGCCGAAACACAAAACAGCTTTGATGAAACTGGTCACACCCACAAAATAGACCGAGCAACGACAGCTAATGCCGGTATTGTGCAACTCTCAAATGACGACAACAGCGATGATGAAACCAAAGCACCGACATTAAAAGCTATAAAAAAACTCAAAGGGCTTTATGACGGATTACGCCGTTTGTTGGATAGTTACATCCCCAACAGCAAAAAATCCTCCTCGCTCACCAGTAATTCGGCGGATACGGTGGCGACTTCGTCTGCGGTGAAACAACTCAACGACAAAATCATCCCGTTGAATTTTTACAAAATCAATGTGAAAGCGGCTTCGGTGGCGGTGACCTTTGATTTAACCAACCGTGAACACTGGCTGGCGGAAATCGGTTCGGTCTATAAAGGAAACGGGCATTATCAGCTGAATTTACACAATGCGGCGAATAGCACGATAACCCATTTGCCCCTTGGCGAGCTGAAAAGCCCGGTGCAGTTGGATATTTCCGTGATGGGCGTGTTTTCGGTGATTCGCTGTCATTATGTGTATCTCAACCGCACCTTCACCTCAAAATTTGACTGGAACCAAGCTACCTCACTGCTTGCTTGGTTTGAGGAGGTGAAGCTGGACAATAGCGGCAAAGTGCCACGGGATACGGTGTTTGCCCGTTCCCTTGAAAGTCAATATCGAATGGTGATTCGCCGCAATGAGGCGCGATATACGCCTTATCTATGGCTTATCGACCAATCCATTGATATGACGGCGGCAAACGTCACACAAAAAAATATCGGCGAGCTGATTTCACACGTCGGTGAAGGGGACGGCGTGGCGAAAACCGTCCTGAAAACCCTGCTTTTGACCGATAAAAATGCCATCCTTGAAATGGGCGGATGGGATGCCGGCCAACGTTATAAAACTTTCCTGAAAGGATTTAGCAAAACCGGCAATGTGATGATTGGTGAAGGGAATGACGATGAAAACAGCGCGCGCTTAAAAGTGGGCGGTGACCTTAGTGTGAAAGGCTCGACCATTATCACCAACAGTAGTTGGGTGAAACAAAAGTTCCCGATTACCAACGGCGGTGAATGGCGATTGGAGTTCAATCCAAAAAGCGAAACCGACCCA